CCCTCCCACCCTTAGGTGAGAGGGGCGCTTCCCCTTAGTCGTCAGCAAGATCACCGATCGGTGACTCTCCTGGGCCACGCGGCAAATCCCCAAGCGGGGCACCACGATCCAAAGCAATCGCCCGCGTACGGCGCGCGACGCACTCCCACTGCGCCGCTTCCCGCCGCGCTGCCTGCACCTCCGTCTCCCTGCCCTGCCGGGCATGCCACAACGTGCGCACCGCGGCGGCGATCTGAGAGACGAGGATAGACCCGAGACCACTCGTGATGATCGCGCCAATCAGCTCCGCTTTCTGCATCCGTTGTCCTCCCTCTCATAAGCGCGAGCTGCGGCGTCGGCCTCGAGGGCTTTCGCTGCGGTCGCGCTAATCTCGGCCTGACGGAGCGGTGTGTCAGGCTCACAGCCCGGCTGCCACGTGTGCCCCCACACGCGGACCATCCGCTGACCGATCATGAGGAGAAGAGCGAGGATGATGAATAGCGGCCAGCCGGGCCAGTGATCGCTGGTGAGTGCGCGTGCGGCGTCCTCGACGGCGACCACGACGAGGCCGAGGGCGACGAGGGCCGCCGACGGGCCTTCCACGCCCCACCAGCCCCGCCACGCCGACGGCGCGCCGATCGCGCACCCGGACAGGGTCATGAGGCATCCCACGGTCACGTCCCACGGCTGGATACGCGGAGCGCCCAGGATGAGGGCGACGGCCGCGGCAATGAGCGTGTAGGTCGCCGCCATCATCGCTGAGATGGCCCGCGGCTCGTGGAGCGTCGACCAGATTCGGCGGCCCACGCCCATTAGGCTGCCTCGTGCCGGGGCTGGTAGTGGTCCCTGGTCTCACCGCCGGGGGTGATGATCCCAGCCCAGCCCAGGATGCTCACACCGCCGATCTTGATGCGAGACAGGGCCTCATAGGCAACCCATGCGAATCCGAGGAACTTGCCGATCTGGCCGGCCAGGAGCTCGGCCTGGAGCGGGTAGGCGGACAGTGCCCAGGTGCCCGCGGTGAGGACGACGGCTGCGGTGACGACGAGGGCGACGCGGCGTCCTCGGGTCCACCACGGCCGGTCCAGGGCCGCCTGAATCAGGGGCCACAGGGTGCCCAGGATGACGGTCGTGACGAACGGGTCACTAACCAGTGCCTTCATGTGTGTTCCTTTCGGTAGGTGGTCACCAGAGGCGGCCGGAGCCGGCCCTGGAGTTGTTGAGTGCTCGCTGGAGCGCCCCGATCGTGGCTGGGCCGGCCTCACCGTCAACCCAGTCAGCGAAGTCCCAGCCCGCCGGCAGGTACTCGCGGTGCCAGGCCATGATGAGGAACTGCAACGTCCTCCATGTGTCAGCCCCAAGGACGCCGTCGACGTCGAGGCGGGGCGAGTCGTTCAGGGCGGTCTGCTGGTCCGGCTGTACGGCCGAGTTCAGGAACGACTGAAGCCGCTCAACCGCCGGGCTGCCGTCCTCATCCAGGACGCCATCAATAACGGTCCCCATGACCTGCTGGAGACGGCCAATCGTCGCGATGCCGAAGTTCCCATTGCAGACAAGCTCCGACTGCCCGTCACTCCGGTTCTTCTTCCCGGTGTACGGGCTCGCCGACGGCGCGGGGGAGGCTGCCGGGGCGGATGCGGCGACCTGGCCGCCGCCCTTCATCGTGTCCCACGCGCTGCGGTCACGCAGACGGTCCAGGTCGAGGTGGCTGTTGTAGCCGGGCAGGTACCCGTCCTCGGTGTACTGGTGAATGAGGACGTTGCCCCCCCAGTAGGGGACGCTCGGGACGGGCGGGTCACTGTAGGCGCGGCCATAGTCGCTGTACTCGGGCCCACCGGCGTACCACAGCGGGAACCGGCCGGCGACGGCGGACCAGTTGCCGCTCTCCAAGCCCGCCCCGTTCAAGTAGATGCCCGGAGTGGAGCCGGTCTCGGCGGCCATCTGGTTGAGAATCACGAGGGCGTCCGAGGGGGCCAGGTTGAGGGCGTCAGCCTCCCAGTCCAGCCAGAACGTCGCGCGCCCCACGTAGCTCTTGGCGCGGTCGAGGAAGAACCTCGCCTGCGCCTGGGGCGCCTCGTCGTTGGCGAAGAGGTAGAGACCGAGTCGCTTCCCGGCGGCCAGCGTCGCCTCCGCCTGCTGCTGCCAGAACGGATTGACATAGCCGGTGCCCTCCGTGACCTTGACGATGACGAAATCAGCCCAGATCGCAGCGATATTGAGCCCACCCTGGTGACTGGAGATGTCAATGCCGTGAGCGTGCGCCGGTGCCGAGGAGACAGCAGGGGCGGCCGGCTTGGAGGCCGCCTTACTCTTCGCGAACTCCGGCCACTGCTGGAAGAACTTCGCCTCATTGAACCGGTGGCAGCTCGTCCACGCCCCGCGCTGCGTGTACGGATGCGAGGAGTACCGGTCGGTACGGGTCTCCTGCCCCGTCTGGTCACCGGGGGCACCATAGATGTCGCCGGTCTCGGCAATCCACGCCTCAGACTCCAGCGGGTCATAGCCGTCCTCGACGATCACGATGACGTGCCCGACGCCACCCTCATTCGCCGCGGACAGGACGATGTCACCCATCCGGAAACCGCCATCCGGGGTCATGGCCTCATCTGGCCAGTTGACTTCCTCGAAACCGCGGGCCTCCATGCCGGCGCGGAGGTTCCCCGTCCAAAAATCGTTGATTTCAAGCAACGCCTTGTGCCCCCACGGCACGCCATACGTGTGGTGGAGACCATAAGAAATTGACCCGGCGGCCAGGGACGAACAGTCCGCGTTCTGCGGACTGGAGACTCGACCATGGGCGTCAGCCGCCGCGTACCAGGTGCGCCGGTCCTCGCCCTGGCTGTAGCCGACGGGCTGGTTGTCACAGATTTCCCGCGCGATCTCGGCGGTTACGGATCCGACGCTCACGCTACGCCTCCCTGCTGCTCCTCCCAGCCCGCGGCGAAATTCACTGGGCCGGCCTTAAATGGCGACAGCCAGGCGCGGGAGATGTTCTTGTAGGTCTTGCCGGTGACGATGATCTGCTCGCCGGGGCCGACCATTGCGTCAGACTGAAGCGATTTGATGTCCTTCGCCTCGGGGGAGACGGACTGCATATAGGCGTCGATCCGCTTATCGACCTCCTCCTTGCAGTTGCGCAGGGTGTCGCGGCGCGCGAATTCGGCGGAGACCCGCTCGGCCAGCGCATAGAAATCGGTGTCGGTCATGAATCGGAGGCCGCGCTCCGATGTGTCCAGATATCCTCCAGGCATTATGCCATGCTCCTTGGGTTAGCGATTGCAAACAACGTGGAATAGGCGGAATCCCCACTAATGGAGAATGTGCCGCCAGTTCCGTACGCTCCGGTGAAACCGCAGCGAATCTTCGGGTCCTGGCCCGCCGGGACCACGCGAACGCCGGTGACGGTCACGGACGCTCCAGTGGAATCATTGGGGAAGCGAGCCCTATAGGGGCGGTCCAAGAGAAGCACGGTGGCGTCAATATCGCCCGCACTAACACGGCCCCACACCGTGAATGACACCTGGACAATTCTGTCATAGGGTCTCACGCCAAGGTCAACCTGCGCCGCCCCGGAATACTGGTTATTGCCCAATTTCAGGGTATTCGCGACGACCACGCTGGCCTCTACCGCCTGCACTTCATTGATGGGCCTGAGCACCCAGCGCTCGCCGTTTTTCGACCCGTCAGAGCGATAGAGGACCCCCCCGACGTCGACGTATGCGGGGTGCGCGGGCGTCGGCGGGTGCCCGATGGCCTCGGCCCTGCTGAGGATTTCCCTTGCGGCCGCAACGGATTGGGCGGGGAAGACTACCCCAGCCGCGTCGAAGGCCGCCGGCCACGCGGACAGGAGGTCATCGCCCGCCTCGGGAATAGGAATTCCCTTCCAGTGATTCGCTGGCATTCCATTCCACCTTTCACTTGGTGTAGGAGACTTCGATAGTCAAATCATGGCTCCAATAGCCGTAGGATGCATTTCCCTTGGTCTCGAAAGAGATGCCGCGGAAATAGCCGCCCTTCCAGCTATTCCACTGGTCTCGGGGAATCTGAATCCAACGGCCGTCACCACGCCCCCAGCCACCGGACTCATACCAGCGGTTACCGCCACCGGAATACGAGCCGGGCGCAGACTGGAAACCATGCGAACCAATACTGGCGACGCCGGTCTGCCCATACCAGTGCTTCGCATAGGCGTACACGCGCATATTCGTGATCGTGGCACCAGCCAAGTCCCCGGTCATATTCGGGAAACCAATTAGAGAATTGTAGGTCCAAGAACCATAAGAGCCCTGCGGCATATTGTCAGGCCACGACGAATCGGGGCTACCGTTCGAATAAGCCTTCCACCAATTCGACCGGTACTTCTTGACGTAATTCTGCTTCGGCTTAGGCTGCTCCGACGGCTTCGAGATACCAAGGGAAACCGTGTGATTCGGCTGGACAGTCTTCTCCGGAGCCAACCCCAGGTCGTTGACCAGCACATAAGGCGTCGGGAGCGACGCATCCTCCTTCGTCAAAACAACGCCCTCGCTGCCATAGGCCGAGGCGGCTAGGAACAAGAACCGGTACGTGCCCGACGTGCTCACGGTAAACGGCTGGAACACTGCATGTGACGTTTGAAGTTGGTTCCGGTTCTCCGAGGCTAGGCGCACCCGGAACTCGAAATTATCCGTCGCCCCGTTCCCGACCGGGGCGCACTGCAACCGCGCTTCCAGCATGGCGTTCTGCTTCTGCGCGTACCATGTCAGCATCGTCGCCACCTGATACAGGCGGCCAGCCTCCAGGTCGACGACGATCTCATACATCGAATCGACCGAGCGCACGATGTGCGCGCCATTCGCGCCCCACGACCAGCAGTCGCCCCAGGCGATCACGCCACGGGGCAGGGCGGCCAAGGTGTCGGCCAGGTCGGTGCCCCGCCACGTGATCCGATCGGCGACGGAGAGGGACTGTGTTGTGACTTCGCCGTCTCCGGTGATCGTGGCCTTGGCGAGTCCGTCGGTGCCGGTGATGGACAGGAAGTCCTGCCCGCTCGTGCCGAGCGTGACGACCTCGCTCGGCTGCCCGCCGACGGCCTTCACCACGTGGAGGCCCGTGTGGTCCATGATCGCCGCGTCCCCGGAGGGGTCACCGGCAACGATCCGCGTAGACAGGCGGATCGTGTCAGCCAAGAGCTCGCCCGTGATCTTCGCCTGCCCGGCCTGAAGCATCTGCGTCGTGACCTTCGCGAACGTCGCGACTTTGGCCCACAGTTCGTCCGAGGCGGTGATCTTCGGGGCGGTGACAGCGCCGTCAGCCAGTTGGACCGCGCCCACCGAGCCGGGGACGAGGACCTTGCCGGCGACAAGCATGTAGTCCTGCCAGGTCTTCTCCTGACCTGACCACACCTTGACGCCGGTGGCCTGCTTGTCCGCGCCGGTGACCACCCACAGGTCCCCGTCGACGGGGGAGTCCGGGGCGGTAGCGGCGACGGTCACGCGACCGATCGCCCGCTTCAGGGCGTTCGCGGCCGCCTCACCGGAGGTGGTCGCAGCATCACGAGCGGCCTTGACCTCCTCGGCCAGGCGCTTCTGCGCCGCGTCGATCTCGGCCTTGGCGGCGTCGAGCTCGGCCTTGGTGCCGGCCGCCTCGAGCGCGATCTGCCCCGTCACCCCAGTGGGCCGGGCCTGGCCGCCCTCAGGCAGGGCGGCCGGTGAGACCACCTGGTAGACGCGGCCGGTGCCGTCCTGGAGACAGACACACTCAGCACCGACCGCGGTCACGCCGCCGTCGGCCGGGGCCACGACCTCACTCACGGGGTCATCGGCCGGCAGCTCGACACGGACCATGCCGCCATCCAGGACGTCGAGGACACGGCCAGTGGCCCACGTGCCCGCCTGGCTGCCGGAGCCGTAGGACGCCTGCTGCGACGCCGTCGACGTCCTGGGGGACGGCTTACGGTCCAGCCAGAGATTCGGCTTCACCATGCGAGCTCCTCGACGTCGACTCTCATGTGCCCACCGGGCTTGTCCACCGGCAGGCTGTAGGCGACGACCTTGCCGACGATGATTTCCCCGCCGTCGGTGTGGACGGCGATCACGTCGCCGGCCTCCAGGCGGGGGTCAGCGGCGATCGCCACCGACCGCTTGGAGGCGGCCTCCAGGGCGTGCCGCATGTAGGTGCCGGCCGCCTTCCTGACCGCGGCCGCTGACGATGCGGCGTTGAATTCGCGCCGGTCCGTGACCCACCCGTAGAGGTGCGGCTCGTAGGGCCAGGACGCTGATACGGCGGTGCCGGTCCATTTGATGACCGGTTTCCGCTGGTCCTCCTGCTGTGGGCTGCCGACGACGACCCACCGGTTCGGGCGGCGCTCCACGCTCTTGCGGGGCGCCTCTACGAGCAGGTCACGCCCGCTGTAGCGGGCTACCGGCTCGGAGCCGTCGGTCTGTGCCCACAGGTGCAGGCACCCGTCGGCCTTCACCGCGTAGTTGAGTCCCCGCGCCTGGCACAGGTCCCGGATGGCCTCGGACCGGGAGTGCCCCCACTGGGTGTTCGGGTGCACTCTCGGGTTTGGGGCGCCCGGGTCCAGCACCACCGGGAGGGTGCCGGCGAGCCGCTGCGCCTCAGACAGGGCTGTCGCGCCGCGGGGTGGGGACGAGGGCCAGGGCATCGGGTCCTGCTCGAGGAGCTGCATCAGGTCCAGCGCCTCGACCTTGACCGACCCGTTGTCCTGTTCGTCCCAGGACTGGTGCTGCCACCATCCGAGGTCGACCTCGTCGCGGCCCTCTCGGGTCTCGAGGATGGCGGTGACATGTGACCGCTGGCCGTAGTTGTTGAGCGGCGACGCGGGCGACTCGGGCACCCACCCTGACGGGCAGGTGTAGGTCAACTTGCCGGGGACGACACGGTCGGACGCCCAGTCGATTTGCACGTCCTCGCAGGGGACGTCAACGGCGAGGACACGGCCGCCTAGGTGGACGTCGATCCTGGCTCCGACGGCGACGGGGCCGGCCAGGGCCTCAGTGCTAGGCCCCGCCCTCATGGCATCCCCTGCACGCGCTTGGCGACCTCGAGGGCGGACCATGCCTGCCAGCCCGGAGTGTCAGGGTGCGCCTCCCCGTAGTCCTGCCACTCGCCCCAGGTGGTCACCGGGACAGCACCCTGCGGCGTGTTCTCGGCGCGGGGCTCATGCTCGATCCATTTGATGGTGACCTCGATGAGCTCGCCCGTGACCCGCTTCCGGGTGACGCTGTTGACGATGACGGTGCGTGGCGGGACGCCCGGTACCGGCATCGTCGGTATCAGCATGATCGGGGCGTGAGACTGAAGCACCCACCACAGGAACGGCTCGGTCGCCGGGGTGCAGGTGACGACGCCGGTGCCGGTCATGGGCTCGTCCCGGATGGCCCACCGGGTGACCCCGGCGACGCGCGACGCCGTCGAGTCCCAGTCCAGCGGGTCACCGTTGTGCTCGTAGGCCAGGCCGGGTGCGGAGCGCCCGTCAGCCCCAGCCACCAGCACCCCATACCAGTCCCCGACGGGGCGGGTGAGCGACACAGTGTCGCCAC